GGCGCCCGGATTGAACCAAGCCCCGCGCCAATCAATGGCGCCGACACCGAAGTCGAAGATCACGCTGACCTCAATGCCATCCACGCCAGAGACCGGGCCAGTGGTGACTTGCGGCCCCTCTGCGCCATTCAGGTACCCATAGACATAGACCGGCGCGGTGGGCGGATCGGCAAACAGGTACCAGCGATTATTCGGGATCAGCGGTTCGACCAGCGGCTGGACAAAGCCGGCATAGATATTCGCGTTGCTGATCTGCGTGGCGCCAACACTCACCGTCAATTGCCGCGCGGGCAATTCAAGGCTCGGGCCGACCAGCAACTTCATGGCATTGCCGACGGAAATCGGCAGGCCATCCAGCGTCTTTTGGCGTAGGATCCCAGCGCGACCAGCAGCGAGGTTGTTGATATCCAGCGCACTGCCTGCCGCAGCTTTATTCAACCGCGCGGCAGCCGTGCCGAACACCGCAGCCGGGCCATTCGTCAGTGTCGGGCCATCGCCATTGGCCTGATTGAGCAGCGCATAGGCCGTGGCATTCTCGAAATCTGCCACGCGGCGGCCAATTGCGGCGGCGAAATCCGTAAAGGCGCCAAGGTCATCATTCACCAGCATCGGACGTGTGACGCGAATGCGTCGCGCAAAGGTTTGCAGCAGGACGATTTCCTGGCTTTCCGACATAGTGCCGGCCTGGATTTCGCCATTCTCCATCAGCGGCATAAGAGTCGGGAAATCCCCGACGCGCAGATGACGGTGTGGCTTGAAGTCGCGGAAATCGCGGCGGAGGAAGATCTGTCGATAGCTCGGCGCTGCCGGCTGATAGGCCGCGAGCAGCATCTTATTCGCCGCAGCCGAGAGCAGCAGGGGAAAGTCAGACGTCGTGTGAAACGCACGCTCGGCGAGCAGCGTCGGGTTACGCGGTACATTGCGTTCGCCGCGGACCCGCAGCAATTCGCCGATCATGTCAGAAGGCCGCCAGCCCATGAATTCGGCGTGGCGCCCCGCACCCTGCGGCAGATAGCCGGGCATGCTGCGCGCGGCCAAGGCTTCCGCCATGGCATCAAGGATTTCCGACGGCGAGTCATGCCCAGGCCCGGTTTCCGGCCGCGCCGGGACGGCAGGCGGTGCGGCGCTTTTCACCATCGCGTCGAACAAGGAGCGCCGCGCCTGATCCGGATGCCAGCCACGCTCGACAGCTTCACGCCGGATATGCGCGGCGGTTTCGGTGCCGACCAGGGCGCGTGCGGCCTCGATGGCGCTATCAATGCCAGAGATACGCTCGCGCTCGGCGCGCTGTGCCTCGGCACGGAGCGCTTCAAGGTCAGGCGGTGTTTCCACCGTGGTGGTTGCGGGGGGCGACGCGGCAGGCGGCGCCGGAGGGGCTGCCGGGGTTTCCGGCGTCGTCTCAGTCATGGGTGGTTCCTCATTCTCCAGGGCAGGTTCAATGGCGAAGGACGGCGCGCCCTGCGGCGCCGCGCCTCGCACTTGCGCATCCCGATCAACCGGGATGGGCACGATGGAGATCTCAAAAGGTTCCCAATCCACGGCGCGGTAAATCATCTCGCCGCTTGCCGGATCGGGGCGCTGGTCATAGCGATGCACGCGATAGCCAATGCTGACCGCGCGCAGCGTGCCATCAGCAATGCGCTGCCAGAGCGGTTCCACATCGGCGGCGGAGGAGAATTGCAGCCGCGCATGGCCGCGCCCGCCTTCCAACCGCGCGGCAATGACCCTGCCCAGCACATCACGCGCGTCACTGCTGCGATGCGTGTTCAGCACCGGCGCATTGCCCGACCGCAGCTGCGCCATGCGCACCGCATTGGGCGACATGTCGAGTTCCTCGGTAATGCCACCGAGGGAGGGAACGAAGTTGCGCGCCCGCGCGCCGGTGGACCAGACGACCTCCACCGTGCGTGCGGCACGGTCCACGGTGGCAGGCGCGGTGATGGCGCGGCGGGCGGTGATCGATTGCCCATCGGCGGGAAGTCGATTGGGCAAAGCGGGATCAGGCGGCGCTGGATCGCTCCCGCCCGGGTCGGTGATTTCGGTCATGCGTGAGCCCTATGCTGTTTGGGTATCTGCCGGTGTTGGTGCCGACGCCCCGGCCGCGCCGGTCGCGGCGATTTCCACCGCCGCCATTTGCGCCGCGTCCTGCGCGCCGCCGGATTTGGCCACACGCCGCGGATCGGTATCAAGGGAGATACCAGCCGCATCGAGCGCGGCATTGGCTTCACGGATCATCTCGACCGCCGAGCGGAAATCATAGCCAAAGGCACCGGCGGCTTCAGGCTGCGGCACAAAGCCGGCACGTACCTGGGCGATCAGTGCGGTGGTATCCTTCAATGGGTCGATCATTTCATGCGCCGGCGGCACATGCGCGACACCCTTCGGCATGGCATCCGCCCAAAGCCCGGCCAGCGCGCCTTGCACGTGAAAGCGCTCGGCGATGGGCCGCACCAGCATCGGGATCAGCATGCCGTATTGCACCTGTTCGCACAGCCGCCGGAATTCGATCTTGCCGGCGCGGAGGCTGGAGTAATTCGCCTGCGTTAGATCGCCGGAAACCTGATCGTATGTCAGGCCAGCACCGACAGCAGCGGCTTCAAGTGAGCGTCGCGCAAAGGCGGTATGCGATCCTCCGCCGGAGGGGTTGACCACACTTACATCACCATGGCCGCGCCGGTAGAGGATCATCCCAGGCTCGAAGCTTTCCACTGCACGGCCTTGCGCGTCACGCAGCAGGCCAGGGTTGTTATCGCTCGGTTTGGTCAGGGTTTCCTCACCATCATCAGTGACCACCGCAGCGAGGCAGGCCTCGATCTTGGCTTTCATCAGCAACGCGGCTTCGTAATCGCCAAGGTCACGCAGTCGGAGCAATACGGGCGCGAGCCAGGAGACATCGCGCAATTGCCCAGGACGGCGCTTGCGAAACACATGCAGCACATCGCGCGCGGGGATGAAGTTGCTGGCGAGCCGCGCGCCCGGCAGCATCCATGCGCCGGGATGCGTCGGGAACAGCCAATAGCCAATCGGCTCGCCAAAATTCCCAAGTGCGATGCCCTGAATGGTCGGCGCTCCATTCACCACGCCATTGCGCGCCGTATCCAGGTGATCGCTTTCCAGCACCTGCAAGCTGAGGCCGATCGGGTTCCGCGGCGATGTTGGCACGCTCAGCAGCCTGATGAAGCATTCACCGCTTTCGACGACCGCGCGCATGGCCAGCGCTTGCAGCCCATAGAGATCGAGCTTGTCCTCCGCGTCGCAAGCCGTGCTTTCCGCCCAGGCCTGCCAGGCATTGCGATGCGCGGTTTCAGGCCAGCGCGTCGTGATGCCTGCGCCGACCGCATTGCCGGTCCAAAGATCCACAATGCGTGCGGCATAGGGGTCATTGCGCACCGCATCGCGCGCGCGCCGTGCGACGCTGGCGGCGGCCAAGCCGACCTCGCCATTCGCGCTGCCACCCGAGGGCGACCAGGTCGAGGCACGGTTCTCCTGCGCTGCCGCGTAACCCCTGAGGGCCTGCCACGCAGCGCGCAGGTGGAGCTTCATGCAGTGGGGGGCTCAGTCACGGCATCAAGAAGCGCACCGGCGGCTTCGGCGATTGCGCCATGGCAGGCCGCGCGATCCGCAGCTACCCAGGCGAGGGCGAGGCTTGCTGCCTCGGGCGGCGAGAGCTCCTTCTCCCAGGCGATCTGGCGTAGTCGGGCGAAGGCACGGAAGGCCTCCTCCGGCACGCCAAGCGCTGCCGCCAGCGTGGCGGGTTGCCAGTGCGTCTGTCCCATCATGCGTTCCTTGTGAAACTGGCGAGTGTGACGCCCGGCCGACGTGCGGTGGCATTCTCCGCGCCGTAGAGGGCAGCGATGGCGCGGCCCAATTCATCCAGGCTGCGATATTCGACGGTGCGGCCTTCGAAGGTCACGCGCGTGACGCCGCCAGTGAAGGCAGCGACAAGCACGGCGGCGCGGCTGCCGGCTGGTTGTGCCAACGCCCAGGCGAGTGTGGCGGGGTCCATGAGTTATCTCCGGCGATCGCTGGCCTTCCGTCATTTTTCGGCACAAGAGATGCATTTTTGATTTGACGCTAGGGCATGGTTATTCTTAGAAATTATCTCTCAATCCCCACTGGAAGCGAGACGCAGCCGTTTGTAAGACCATTTCATAACCGCATAGAAAAACATAGCAAGCGTTCGGTCGTGGCGATAAGGAGAGGAAACGCAACATGAAGTATTTTGTTTTTCTTGTGTTTTTACCGTTTGTTTTAGCATGCAATCAAGCTTCGGGGCCATCTGAATCCTTACCGCGTAAGCCGGTCCCACCAGCACATCTTCAAAATCCTGGCCCAGATTGGATGTTGGTTGGCTCGGCTGGGGATGCGTTCATCTGGCTCCAAAAGCGCCCAGACCGTCGAACAAGAAACACAGTACAGATTTGGGAGATTGCGAATTGGGATCCGAACTCTTCAGTTGGCAAAACTGCATTAAGCATCCGGTCGCTTAAATCTTTTGATTGTGAAAATCGAAGAATCATGACACATCAAAACTCATGGCATAGTGGCTTCAATGCTGATGGGAGGACTATTCGAGTTGACGACAACCCTAGTAATTGGCGCTTTGTCGCGCCAGGAACTATGGGACACCTCCAATTAGAGACTGTCTGTCAGCTTAGACGTTGATGTACGAGATACTCATTCGAATGCTCCCTTCGCCGC